GTAGAGTCTAGACAGCTCGTAAAAGGTCTAAAGTTTCCAGTAATAGGTTTAGGTAAGGAAGATTCCCAAGAATACAAGACCTACCATAAGTTCAAACAGTCCGAGAAAACCTTTCCGATCTATCAAGAGAAGATAATGCCTAGAGGCAAGTATGAGGTTTTGACAATGGACGGAAAACCCGTACACATAATAAAGAAAGTAAACGGAGTGGACTTCGATGCTGACATGTCTCGTTTCAAGTGGCAAGACCAGTTATCAAACGTTTTGAATAAGATCCAAAGCATGACCGAAAGCAACATATTTGTGGTTCACCTAATGGAAAAAGGAGACTCGTTATTTTTGGATAAGGTGGTCCAAGAAGGAGAACTGACTGTTCCGCAATCGGTAAGACTATACGAACGACTTTATGAGTCTCACCACTCGACAAAACTTCCTACATGGTTCAAGAAACACGTCGGAGAAAAATACCTAAAACCTCACTACCAAAAGATGCAATACAACAAGTTATTGATAAAACCTACTGGGGTGATAAATTACGAAAATCTAATCTGATGCTGTTAATAAAAGGAGATGGCAAAAAGATCGAATGGATCTTGAAAGAATATCGAAAAAAGGTCGACAAAAGCCAGCAATTGAAAAGGCTTAGGGACCTACGTGAGTTCGTTAAACCCAGCATAAAGAGAAGAAAAGAGAAACAACGAGCAAAATATAACTCTAAGTATAATGATAGCAAGCTTTGATCAGTTCTTGAACGAATCAAAAAAGGTCGACAAAAAGATGGCGGCAGGCGTCGCCCTCCTCTTTGATAACAAGATACTATTAGTTCATCCGACCAATTCTGGTTGGCAAAGGGCAACCTGTGGAATACCCAAAGGTGGAATAGAAGAAGGCGAAGACCCCTTTGAGGCGGCATTACGTGAGCTTAGGGAAGAGACTGGAATCTATATTGAACCTTCTCTAGTTGATCCCACTCCCCACACAGTAGATTTTTATAGGGGCACAAAGCCCAGTGGCAAGATGATTTATTTCGTCTGTGAGATATCTGACTTGGCCGATATTGGACTTTCTGACACAAGACTTCCTAAATCTATGTTACAGCTACCCGAAGTAGATTGGGCAAAGTTCGTAGATCGTGATGAAGCGTATGGCATAACTTCAAGATCCCAACTTATAATATTGGATCGTCACCTGATAAATAAATAAAAGAAAAGACTTCTGTGAAATTTATTAGCTTTGATAAGTGGCGTGAGATCAACGAGTCGACTGCATTTAAGTTCGATTCATTAGCAAGATATGCCGATCCTACTTTTGGTCTTAGTCAAGGCAAGATCGACAGCTCAAACATAGCACCAGGCGGACTTGATGCAAACTGGGGAGGAGCGATGCCTAGAGCATTGGCTTTCGCAAAGATAGCAAACGATTTTATGGGCAAGAACGTGGTGGTCTCACAAAAGAGATCTAGGGAAATGACTGCTTCCGGTAACATGTCCGACCATTTCAAAGGAAATGAAGCAGCCTATGCGATAGACCTTGCAGTCACAGGCGAAGAAGGAGACAAGCTATTAGCTCACCTAATGGAATGGTTCGGTCACCCAGAATACAAGGGCGAATCTTGGTTCAATGTCGTCAAGGATGGATATAGATATCAAGTCGGCTGGAAAGTAAAGGATCATTTCGATCACATTCACATAGGGGTCAAAAAAGTAAACAGGGCAGGTACAGAGTCTTCGACCGTTGGAAGTTCAACAGTGACCAAGGTTACTGGAAACACCTTTGCCGAAAAACTAATAAACAATCAAGACTTTTTGACCTGGTACACGGGATATGCTCCAGCAGGCTCAGGAAGCCCTACTGCACAATTCATAGAGGGTTACTTGACTGCTAATCCAGACAAGAAAAACTGGTTTATGAACCGTTTTAACCTAAATTCGGATGGAGACAAGTTAGAAAAGGTGAAGGCCCAAGCGGAAACAAAGGCTGATTCCGCAGAGCTTAGGGGACTAACTACCCAAAAGGTGACTAGTAAATACACTGGTGAAAAGGCTAGAAACATAGACTTGCTTGTTAGCGAGATGCAGGGTCAGGGAGTCACAAACAAGAATGCTATCTTGGGAATGCTAGCAACGATCGGTAAAGAAAGCGGATTCGTACCCAAAAACGAGATTCCATATAACAACACAGACAACTCTAGGATAAGAAAGATATTTGGTTCTAGAATGAAGGACCTAACTGATGAACAACTTGACGCATTAAAGAAGGACACCGTAAAGTTTTGGGACAGAGTGTACGGCGCAGACGATCCTACTGGAAAGTCTCAACAATATGGAAACTCTGAACCGGGAGACGGTGCAAAGTACTTAGGAAGAGGATTCAATGGAATCACCTTTAAAGGTAACTATAAAAAATACGGTGACATGATAGGAATGGACCTGGTTTCCAATCCAGAAGTTTTAAACGATACTAAGGTTGCCGCTCAGGCTGCTGTCAAGTTTCTCTTGACTGTCCTAAAAAAGATGGGGATCGATCCCAACTCCTTTACTAACACCAACGACGCAGTCAAGGCATTTGTGCAAGCAAATCATGGCGGGCAGTATGCTCCTCAGGAAGGGCTTATCAAGGCGAACGAAGTTCTTAAAAACCTAAACGTTGCCTAAAACCTTACCTTTCTTCTTAGTTTAATACCATAAACAATAAATTATGTCAGAAGAAACATTAAACACCGAAGCTCTAGTCGAAGAACTGCAAGTTGAGAATCTAGTAGAAGAACCGATTGCTGAACCGTTGAGCGAACTAGATCAATTGATCGCTAAAAGAATGGGTAACTTTACGGTAAACCTTGCATTGAATGATCTTAAATACCTAAGAAACAAGCTTAACGATGTCACATGGAACGGTCCAAACGAGGCATACCTTCAGATAATGGCAGTTGTTGCAATCAGCAACGAAATCCGGTCTTTTGAAAAAGGCGCCGATGTTAACGCCAGAAGACAAGTTTCCCTACCTGCAACTACCGTTGAGTCTATCAATTTCTTCTTAAGTAGAGTTTCAGGAAAAGGCGAAGAGGCTGCACATCGTCTTTTTGCGGTTTCTATGTTGCTTAGACCTACTATGGAAGAGATAAAAAACCTAGACTCTCAGATAAGCATTATGCAAAACTCTGAAAAAATTCAGCAGGAGTCGGATAAATAATAAAAAATTCGAAAAGAAATGACAAGAGTAAAAAATTTCCAAGGTTTCATGCGTAGTCGCCTTAACGAGTCTGACGAGATGGAAAAAGATCCAACTTACATGGAAGGCAACGAGTATGGAATGAATCCAGACGAGTATGGATATTATGGTGCTAACCCAGAAGACGAAGATGCTCCAGAAGATGCTGATGAAAATGCAGAAGACGGTGCTGACGAAGAAGAGGAAGTTACCTTAGAAAGTCTTAAGGCAATGGTCGACGATCTTACTGAAAGAATTGAAAAGCTTGAAGGTGGAGGCGAAGGCGACGAAGAAGGTGCTGAAGAAGGTGCTGAAGAAGGTGCTGAAGAAGGTGCTGAGAAATAAGAAATACTCTTACGTTTAATATCATATATCAAAAGCGGATCGACTGATCCGCTTTGTTGGTTTAGATAAATAAACTAAATGACGTCAAGAGCCTTTACATATAACCCAACTGAAGTTACGGTCGCTGGGACCATACTTCACGGTAACTTACTGATTCAAGAGGATCCTCTAGACTATTCGGCTAAACCTGGCAATTTTGTTTGGTGGCAAGGACCGGATGAAGACTTGGGCTATGTGATAGCTACCACCTTTCCTGCAGGGACAAGGTCTACTCCAGTAGGAAACGTCGGGACCGTTCGTTTTTGGAGAACACAAGCATTCGACGATGTTCAATTCATTAACTTGGCAAATACTGTGACTGGACAAAGCTTTTTAGATACTGCATCTGCCGTTACCTGGTTACACGCAAACTCGTATTGGACTTCTTATTCTGCTACCTATTCATTAGTTTCCCTTTATGAAGCTAGAAATCTGTCATCCTATCCTTCTCCATACGATGGAAGCACATGGTTCGATCTTTCAGCCGAGGCTAACGATGCTTCTTTAACAAACACATCATTCGACAGTGAGACGTTTCACATGTATTTTAATAATGCGTATGTATCGATCGGTCAACCGATATCAGGCAATCAATATTCGATAGCTGCTTGGATAACGCCGTTTTCAACAACTGGTGCTCACAACATCGTCTCTTCACAAAATAGCGTTTTTTGGATAAATTCAGGCACCTTATATGGAGGAGTCGGCGGTTCATACACATTGGTCAGTGAGCCGATCGTAGAGTCCCAACGGTATTTTGTTGCCTTGACATTCAATGGTGATTCAAACACAATGACTCTATATATGGATGGAGTTCAAGTGGATCAAAACACAAACGTTACTCAAAATTACACAGCAGAAAACACCTTCATAGGTTCTCATTATGTTGGAACAAATGTTTCCTTCTTTGAAGGATTCATAGACTATGTAGCCATTTACGATGGCGAGATTTCTTCGAGTACAGTGTCTAGTATCTACACAACTACTTATTCAACGTATGCCAACTAGAGCATTTGCATATAATCCAACGCAAGCAACAGTTGCAGGAACTACTAACGTAAGCACCTTATGTATAGAAGCATCCGCTTTAGACTTTAGTTCAAACCCCGGCGGATTGACTTGGTGGATGGGTCCTGAAGAATCAAATGCTTATGTAATAGCAAAAGATGTTCCTACTCAGAATTTTCCTACTCAATTAGGAAATGTTGGCGGTGTTCAATTTTGGAGATCTTCTAATACAGACGAAGAGTTTCGAAGTTTAGTACAAATAATAAGCGGAATTGCACAAGCTTCGGCTACTGTAGCAAATGCTTGGCTATCATCAAATGGATACTGGACTAATTGGGTTCAACAATATACTGCAGGTTTATTTAAGACGACATACTCAGGATATTTTAATGATGATGTTAGTTTCTTTGCAACCGCAACTCCCGCAACAGTAGGAACAAATCCTGCTACTTCAGTACAAACTACATCAATAGTTGAAGGGTCTGGAGACTCTGGATCTAATTTTAGTTGTCAATGGTTAGGTTATTTCAAACCAACTACCACGGAAACTTACACATTCTTTACTACATCAGATGATGCCTCTTATGTATGGATTGGAGCAACAGCGACATCAGGATTTACGACAGCGAATGCAGTGGTGAATAACGGAGGACTTCATGGAGCTACAGAACAGTCAGGAACTATATCGTTAACTGCTGGTGTTTATTATCCAATAAGGATACAATTTGGAGAACTAAGCGGAGGAGACGTATTGACTTTTAATTTCTCAACTCCTACTATCTCAAAAACAACAAACGTTACTGGATTAGTTTTTTACAATTCCACAACTAACGGATTCTAAAATCTTGGAAATTAACATTTACTTAAAATGAGTCATAAATTTTTTAATACAATATCAATCCCTCTCTTTGAATCCTACTGTATGAAGAAGGATGTCGATGGAGTAGAGATAGACGCGAGGGTTGCAAACGTTCCCTTACGATTAAAGGTCGCAAGCACGCCCGAAAGCCAAGCCCAAGGTTACATGAATGCTAATTCAGAACCAATGGATGGAGAAGGGCTCCTGTTCGTTTACGACGCAGACCAGCCATTAGGTTTTTGGATGAAGAACGTAAAGTTTCCCTTAGATGTGATCTTTTTTGATTCGTTCATGAACTATTTAGGACACGAAACGATGGAACCAGGGGAAGGCCTGAACGACGAGGAGCAAAAGATATATTCTAGTAAGAAGCCAGCTAGATTTGCAGTAGAGGTACCTGCAGGTTGGTGCGATAAAAACATTAACGGTCACTGTAAACTTTCCTTTTGATTTAGTATTCTAACTAAAAGGAAAAATTATGCACCACACTGAAGATTTTAAAGAGCTTCGAGAGTTCGTCAACGAGATGAATTCGTCAAACTCGACCAATCACAAGGTCGAAGTCCTCACCGAATACAAGTATCACGACTTCATCAAAAAAGTCTTGTTCTATACATATCAACCCTATTGGAACTTTGGAGTCACTTCAGCAAACTTGAAAAAGCGACAGGACCTGATCGCCTCGGCTGAAGTGTATGACGACCTCTTCCTGATGCTTGATGACTTCAACGAGCGTCATGTGACGGGCCATGCCGCAATACAGGCAGCGAATCGCTTCATCAAGGATTACGAAGAATACGCCGATTTGATCTATCAGATACTAGATAGAAACCTCGAGACAAGGGCGACGTCGACCCTAATCAATAAGGTGAATCCCAACTTTATCCCAACCTTCGAAGTAGCTCTGGCTCACGATGCGGCCAAGGTAAAGGGAGTAGACATCTTCGACGGGACCTGGTTTGTTTCTAGAAAGCTAGACGGAGTTCGATGTATCTGTTTCGTTTATGAAGAAACAGTTCGATTCTTTTCAAGAAACGGCAAGGAGTTTCACACATTAGGAAAGGTAGCAGAGGAAATAAAGCGTCTAGGCTTCACAGATATCGTTTTAGACGGTGAACTATGCCTCATGAACGAAGATGGCTCAGACGACTTCCAGGGAATCCTGAAACAGATCCAGCGTAAGGACCATACCATCGAGAACCCGAGATATCAGATCTTTGATATTCTTCAGCCTGGAGAGTTTGCAGGAGACGACGAGTCTCCACTATTTTCCACAAGAATAGAGTCTAGAGAACAGTGGTTGGGAGACTTGGGTTCTTCTACCATACTTGAAATGTTGCCTCAAGTTAGGATCACAGACGAAGACTCATTAGAAGAACTAAAGAACCAGTCTAAGGATTCTAATTGGGAAGGCCTCATCGCTAGACGCGACTCTAATTATAAGTCCGGTCGTTCAAAGGACATGTTAAAGATCAAGGAATTCTTTGACGACGAATACGTCGTGACCGGCCTCATCATGGGACCCCAACGAGTAATCGTAAACGGCAAAGAGGTTGAGGAAGAGATGCTAAGCGCAATCACCATCCAACACAAGGGCTCTCAGGTTCAAGTAGGTAGCGGATTTACGATAGATCAACGTCGTCACTATTACAGAAACATAGGTGAGATGATGGGTGCAACAATCACAGTACAGTACTTTGAAGAGACAACCGATCAACATGGAAATCACTCGCTTCGTTTTCCAGTGTTTAAGGCAAACCATGGGGTGGCTAGGGAAGTATAAAGCCTTAGTCTAATGATAAATAACAAAGATACTAAACTTGTTTTGAAAAGTTAGTACTAGATAAAAAAACCCTATATTATGGCAGACAATGTTGCTCAACAGTTCGTAGGACTTCCAATCGAAGACCTAATAGTTAGCCCGATCATCGGAATGGCTAAAGGACAAGCTAAATTAAACGAAGTCACTTGGAAGTACATCAGTGAAGTTGCTTTCGTGACAGAAAAAGACAAAGACGGTAAAGACGTAACTACCGCTCGTTCATTAGACGTTCAAATGAATCGTGTAATGACTAACGGGGACACTGGAGAGCAATCTCTTGAGACTCTTTATTCAAAGGTTCCTATGTTACCATTGGTTCCGCTTCCTTCTTTGGCTATCACATCGGCTGATATCGAATTCACAATGGAAGTAAAATCTTCAGAAGTAGACAAATCAAGTACAGATACTTCTGGATCTTTCAGTGCATCCGTTAGTGGTGGTTTCTGGGGAATGAAGTACTCTGCTTCCATGTCTGGAAGCGTTGCTACTCACAAAGAAAACACACGTAGCACCGATAACTCGGCTAAGTACAACGTTAAAGTACACGCAGACCAGTTGCCTGCGACCGAAGGAATGTTAAAGCTTTCTGACTATCTTACACAGATGTTAGAGCCTTCTCTTATTCCATTGACAGCTGACCCTAACAAGTAATAAACACGAGTTAAATCTAACCTAGATGGCAAGATTAAACATAGACGAGCTAGTTGGCGGCCTCTTAGAGGC